GACGGCTGCTGGAGGTAATTTGATCGGCATCAATGATGTCGAATTCAACCGACCTGTCGAGCTAAAAGGCGGTCAAGACTTCATGTTCAACAATCCTGGCCAGGTTTGGGCATCTGCTCAAAATCCTGTCAATGCGATTATGAAAGGAGCCAATGAGATCAAGGCCGCAACAGGTCAGAACCCGTTGTTCTTGCCTTGGCGGATGGCTCCAACAGGCGGAGATTTCGCAGCAATGACTGGCGAGACAATGCTGGCATACGCTGACAGCGCGATGAACAAAAAGCAAAAGAAGTCATTGGATAAGTCAATCAAAAAATTTATTCCTGATTGGGTTGGAGTTTCTGATCCTGCCAGTGTTGAGCAGTTCAGGAATGCACCAGATCAAGTCCGTAAAACATTAAAAGGCATGATGGATGTCAACTTCCGAAACGAAGGTGGCCTGAACATTGGACAGGCAAGACTGTCTGTTGCAGATCCTACGCAGTTAATTGCTCAGGATGCTGGCGTGATGAATGTGGGTGAGATATTTGCGGGTCAGCCTGTAGTGCTGCAATCTGGTCATCCTTCATACCCAAGAGGTGTGCCAGGACAAGGAATTGGCACGTTGATTGAAGACCGGAATATTTTTGAACTGATGCCGGAAGTTGCTCGCGCCAGAGGAATTTCGAATCCAGCGCAGCCAGGTCAGACCGACATCAGGGCGCTACAGATGAAGCCCTATGCTGGAGTAATCAGTGAAGATCTGCTCAAGCGTTTGGGCTATTGAACAAGAACTTGGGATCAAAAGTGCTTGCCAACTTTTCGCCATACCGATCAGTCAGGAATTTTTTGACTGATTCTTCTGTGACCTCATGGACGCCAGTGACGATGCAGCGAGTCTCATGCAGCCCAAGTGCCTCAAGCATTTTGGCTGTCATCTTGATGTCTGTATTGACTATTGGTGATAAGTTCATTATAAAATTTTATCACAAGAATAGATTAAAGATTGGCTATTCGATGTGGCAATGATCGCACTCAATATTCGCACAGATTGAAATTAAACAAAAAACAAGCGAAAATGTATCAACGGTTTCCACCCAGCCGTTTTAATGGGTGAGTTTCACAGGGTCAACGATGAACACACAGGCAGAACAGGACGACAACACCACGAACGACGACACCGCAGTCATCGAGGATGAGGCAACCGATCAGCCAGACGCGCAAGCGGATGGTGAGCAGGTCCAAACCCAAGACAACGAGGAAGAATCTGACGAGGTTGTAGTCTCCATTGGTGAGGAAGCGCCGCCTCCCGAAGAACCAGCACACGCACCCGAATGGGTCCGAGAGCTACGCAAGACGAACCGAGAACTCCAGCGCCAAAACCGCGAACTCCAAACTAAGCTGCAAACCACCGCACAGACTGAGACCAAGCCGGTCGTGCTCGGGGCCAAGCCCAAGTTGGAAGATCACGATTACGACGCCGACAAGTTCGAGGAAGCACTGGCCACTTGGTTTGAGCGCAAGCGACAAGCCGACGAAGCCAACGCCAAGCAGGAAGCTGAAGTTATGAATCAGCAGAAAGCCTGGCAAGCCAAACTGGATGGCTACGGCAAGGCGAAAGCCGAGCTGCGGGTCAAAGACTTTGACGACGCCGAGGCCGTGGCCCAGGAGCTGTTCAACGTCACCCAGCAAGGCGTCATGCTGCAAGGTGCGGACAATCCCGCCCTGGTCGTTTATGCACTCGGAAAAAACCCCAAGAAGGCGCAAGAGCTGGCCGCCATCAAAGACCCCGTAAAGTTTGCCTTTGCGGTAGCGAAACTGGAAAAAGACTTGAAAGTGACCAACCGCAAGGCAGCCCCGCCGCCCGAAAGAATCGTGTCAGGAACTGGCCGAGTCTCTGGGGCGGTGGACTCAACCCTCGAACGGCTGCGCGAAGAAGCTGCCCGTACTGGCAACATGACCAAGGTCATCCAGTACAAGGCGCAAAAGCGTGCAGCATCTCAAAAATGATTTTTTAAGGAAATACCATGTCCAATAGTTTCTCAAAAGAAGAGCGCGTTGCCTTTGAAGACCTCCTCGAAGGCTTCCAGGATGCGCTGGTTTTGTCCCGTCACGTCGCTGTGTACAACACAGACCAGACAATGATGGAACGCGCCAACAACACCATCTGGCGTCCACAGCCCTATATCGCTCAGTCGATCAACAGCACACCCGGTAACAGCATCGCTGGCCAATACCAGGGCATGACTCAGTTGGCCGTCCCTGCGACTCTGGGCTACAGCCAGACAGTGCCATGGGAAATGACCGCCCTCGAACTGCGTGACGCTTTGCAAGAAGGCCGTCTGGGTGAGAGCGCCAAGCAAAAGCTGGCCTCCGACATCAACGTGGCCATCATGGGCTCTGCCGCAAACCTCGGCTCTTTGGTTGTTCCAATCGCAGCTGCCGCTGGCGATTACGATGACGTCTCCCTGTGCGACACCATCATGAACGAACAAGGCGTTCCAGACTATGACCGCTTCATGGCCCTGTCCAGCCGCGACTACAACGGCTTGGCTGGCAACCTGGTCGGCACTGCTCGCAGCTTCGGCAACCAGAAGTCGGACAAAGCCTACGAGCGCAGCTACGTCGGCATGGTCGCAGGCTTCGACACCTACAAGATGGACTACGCAAACCGCCTGGCAGCCGCCGCTGGCACAAGCAAGACCATTGACACCAACGGCTCTAACACACAAGCGAACTACGCTCCTCAGGCCACCTCCACAGCAGTGGGCGGCCAGATCAACGTGGACAACCGCTTCCAGACCGTGACCGTGAACAGCACCACCGGAATCGCTGCTGGCGACGCTTTTAAGATCGCCGAAGTCTACGCCGTGCACCACATCACCAAGCAGAGCACCGGTCAGTTGAAGACCTTCCGTGTTGTGTCTGTTGATTCCGGCACCACCATGACCATCACGCCTCCAATCATCGGTGCTCAAACCATCGGTGGCACAGGCCCAACAGACGCTCAGTTGCAGTACAAGAACGTGGAAGTTGCCATCGCCGCCGATGCAGCCGCCATCACCTTCTTGAACGTCAACGCAGCTTCTGTGAACGTGTTCTGGCAGCGTGACTCCTTGGAGATCTTGCCTGGCCGTTACGCAGTGCCCTCTGACGCTGGCGTCGCAGTGATGCGTGCAAGCACAGACCAAGGCATTGAGTTGGTCCTGCAAAAGTGGTACGACATCAACAGCATGACCATCAAGTACCGCATGGACACCCTGTTCGGTGTGGTCAACAAGAACCCCGAGATGTCGGGCATCTTGTTGTTCAACCAGTAATCTGGCCAAAAAACTGGGGGACTTCGGTCCCCCTTTTTGCAATAGGAGAACCCCATGCCATTGACCAAAGGTTATTCGAGCAAATCCATCGGCAAGAACATCAAGATGGAAAAGAAAGCAGGCAAGCCCATGAAGCAAGCCGTGGCCATTGCACTCAGCACAGCCGAGAAAGCAGCCAAGGCAGCAGGCAAGCCCAGCAAAGCACCCAAGAAGGCCATGAAATGAAGCCCGGTCTCTACGCCAACATCAACGCCAAGCGCGAACGCATCGCAGCAGGCAGCAAAGAGAAGATGCGCAAACCAGGCGCCAAAGGCGCACCCACAGCCGCAGACTTCAAAGCAGCCGCCAAGACCGCCAAGCCTATGAAGAAAAAGGCCAAGTGATGCAGGAAAAAATCCTCACCCCCAAATACGCCAAGAACCGCAAGCCGGTCAAGGTGCGCAAGCCCTCAAAGCCCATCGACGGCATCAACCACCGCCTGCTGCGCGAGCAAGCCGAGGCAGCAGCGCAGGCAGAAGCCCAAGCCGTGGAAGTCGTGGACACAGCCACAGAAGACGACGCAGCCCCCACCCGTGAAGAGCTGGAGGCAAAGGCCACAGAACTCGGCATCCGCTTCGACGGTCGCACAAAGGACAAAAAGCTGGGACAATTGATCCAGGACAGACTGTCCGCGCCAACTGGAGAATGACAATGGGATGGACCAAGCGCCAATTTATCGAGCAAGCCTTCGACGAGATCGGACTGGCCTCCTACGCCTTTGATCTGACACCAGAGCAAATGCAATCCGCCCTTCGGCGCTTGGACACCATGATGGCCGCATGGAACGCCCTCGGCATCCGCCTTGGCTACCCTCTGCCATCCAGCCCCCAGGACAGCGATCTCGACGAGCAGACCAACGTGCCCGACAGTTCCAACGAGGCCATCTACACCAATTTAGCTATCAAGCTCGGGCCGTCCTACGGCAAGCAGGTCATGCCCGACACCAAGGCCACGGCCAAAGAGTCTTACAACACGCTCTTGTCTCGCGCAGCCATGCCCGTGCAGCAACAACTGCCCAGCACCATGCCAGCAGGAGCAGGCAACAAGCCCTGGCGCGTCTACGACAACCCATTCATCCGTCCGCCCGTCGATCCAGTCCTAGCCGGTCAAGATGGCCCCATCGAATTCAACTGAGGAACCAACATGCCAACCATCAACCAACTTTCTGGTGTCAGCCAGGTCTCTGGCGGCGACCTCCTGCCGGTCTACGTCTCCAACAACGGCGATGCTCGCAAGGTCTCGATTTCTCAGCTGCTGCAATACTTCCAGCAGACATTCGCAGCCCCCACCGTGGCCACGAACCTCTACACTCCTGCCACTGGCTTCAACATCACCGTGCCAACACCCACCAGCGAGCAGCAGTGGATGGTCATTCAGCCTGCTGGCACCTTGGCCGCAGGCACAGTCACACTGCCTCTGAACACTGGCGTGCCAGACGGCACACAGGTGCTGGTCACCACCACCCAGATCATCACCAGTTTTACGCTGGCCCTGAACGGCGCAGCAGCAGCCTTCGGCGCACCCACCACCCTGGCCGCCAATGCCTTCTTCACTATGCGCTTCTACCAGGCCACCAACAGCTGGTATCGCGTCGCCTAAGCCATGGCCACCAAAGACACACGCCTTGCACGTGCCGGTGTTGTGGGCTACAACAAGCCCAAGGCCACGCCATCGCACCCCACCAAAAGCCACGTCGTTGTGGCCAAGTCGGGCGACGAGATCAAAACCATCCGGTTCGGTCAGCAAGGCGTCAAAGGCTCACCCAAAAAAGAGGGCGAGTCCAAAGCCAGCCAAGCCCGGCGCGAATCATTCAAAGCTCGGCACGCTGACAACATTGCCAAGGGCAAACTGAGCGCAGCGTATT